GACGGTGCTGTCGAGATCGACAAATTCACCGGGGCTGATTTGCATATCACCGCCCTGCACACGGCCACGCAGCTTGAAGCCACCTTGCATATTTGCGAATGCGGCACTGTCGAGCAGGGCGCGGAGCGATCCAGTCGCTGCTTTGCCCAGACCGCCAATCATGTGATAGAGGCCAAAGCCGTAGAACCCAAGTCCGGGCAGAAACTTGTACGACACAAACCAGTCGCGGCGTTTCTTTAGTTCATCGTCTTCGCGCCAATTGCGTCTGACGCTGACAACTTTCTGGTTGTTATAGTCGATGGTGATGACGTAGGGGAATGCGACAGCGTTGTCGTTCTCATCGTCCTCGTCCATTTCCTCGCCGTCGATGCCATCGAACAGATCATAGACGTGCATTTCTAGCAGCGTCATTACGTCATCTTGGCTGTCATCGCCGTACTCATCGACGCCCTCGATTTCGCCAATCACATCGTCTGATGACTGGACGCCGTCACTGCCAGCATATTCTGTCTGGAGGTAGTAGCCGTTTTGAACGTACCGATTGTATTCGTTCTTTGGCATACGAATGATGTGGGTATATCGGGGAGATGTGTACAGGTCTTTGGTTTCTGGGGCCACGCAGAAGTCTTCGGCCTTTACAAAGTCGGAACACTGGCGATCAAGGTTTACGTTCCACCAAACCTTTTTGAAAGTCTGCCCGACCAGTGGGAGGTGAAACAGCATTTGATCAAGTTCTGGGAAGTACGATTCCATTTCCTGCGTGATTTGGTAGTTCATAAATTCACGAACTCGACGGCCTTGATCTTCGATCTTTTCGTCTGGATCGCCAATGATGACGGTCTTAACTGGCCCCCCTGACGGGTACAACTCAGCGATGGCCTTGGCGTTGAACTGGGTTGCTGCTTCAGCGATTAGGGGGTGAACAACGATGGACAGGCCACGGGTGGCGCGTTCGTCTTCGCCCTCGTCTAAGCCGCCGTCAGGGTCTAGAGTTTTAAGGCCAGCCTTATAGCGTTCTTTCCACTCTGATCGTGCGGCCTCGTCGTTTTCGTAAAAGCCGATTAGCTCTTGGCCCTTTCGGGCAAGTTCACGGGCGTCGATTTCTTCTGCGAGGTTTGCGTCGAACTGAGCGTCTTCGATTTCTTCCTGCATGTCTAGCTCTGGATCACCGATTAGCACGTCACCATCAGGCAGCGTTTCGACCATCAGATCGTCCATTGGAGCGCCTTCGGCAAACGGGATTACATTTGGGTCAGCCATATAGTGTCATCCTTTGCGTCTCTGGAACGTAGTCTTCATCTGGGTCTTCAGTATGCCCAAGATACCATCCCTTGCGTAATCTTAGCCAAGCCTGTGTCATTGTATCGACCACATCATCGTTTGGGTGCGTGGGGAAGGCTGCGGCTATGCTTATTAAATCTTTAGCCCACTTTCGATTCGAAGGGTAGTAAATTCTTCCATCCTCCAATAGTGCGCTTGCTGCGTGGGCGCGAGCTTCCTTATCACGATCTGGTGAATATGCCAATACTGGTACGCCTGCCATACGCAGGTCTTGCAAGAGGGATTGGCCTGACGCCTTTTTTTCGATCAGGACGGCATCTGGTTGCCAATCGTCGTAGGCTTCCTGCGCCAGCTTGCGTAGCTCTGGGTAGCTGACCTTGTCCCACCAAGCCTCCAGCACGATCAGGCAGTCGCAGCCGTCTTTCTTGAAGACGCCCCACGTTGTTCTGGCGCTGTAGCTTGAGCTTTCTTTTGTTTCAAAGGCGGTGTCCCAAGATTGAATGACGTAGCTTACCTCTGGCATGTCCTCTTTTTCCCACGGCACCCACCAGCTTGCCTTCAGTATTCCACCGCCCTTCGGGCTTGGTCGCTGCTGTAGCTGCCCAGCGGCTGCGTAGGAGCCAAGGCTGCGCTCTAGGGTGGTCAGGGTCTTCTCGTCCATCCTTTCGGGCCATAGCAGTTCGCCTTCCTTTGTGCGTGGGTCTGTGAAGCCAAGGGCCGATCTGTTGGGCGTTGGGTGGCCTAGCTCATATCTGGCAGGCAGGCACAGGTGGTCCCACTCATCCCCTAGCTCATTGGCGAGTATATGGCCCGTGAGGTCTTGTTCGTGCAATCTTTGCATGATGATGACAAACGCGCCCGTCTTTGGGTCGTTAAGGCGTGTCTGCATGGCTTGGTCCCACCACTCCAGCACGCCTTCCCTGACTTTGCTGCTGTCGGCCTCCACACTGTTGTGTGGATCATCGATGCAGATGATGTCTCCACCATCACCAGTCAGCGCACCACCGACTGAAGTGGCTATGCGGTAGCCTGTCTTATCGTTTTCAAAACGCTGCTTTTGGTTTTGATCGTCGGTGAGCTTAAACTTGTCACCGAAGTGCGCCTTGTACCACGGGCTATCGATCAGCCTTCGGCACTTGGTGCTATCCCTGATCGACAGGGAAGAGGCGTAGGACGCATAGAGAAACTTCTTGTGGGGTTGTGTGGCCCAAGTCCACGCAGGCAGCGCCACGGCCACGCTTATGGACTTCATGTGTCTTGGCGGCACGTTGATGATCAGGCGCTTGATCCCGCCCTCTGCCACGGCTTGGAGGTGATCACTGATGGCATCTATGTGCCAGTTGTTTTTGAAATCGACGCCCGGTTCAATCGTCGGCCATGCGGCTTTCGTAAACTCCCTCAATGATCTGCGGTACTTTTCGGCCCTGACTTGCTCCAAGGTGAGATTGCTCAAAAGCTCGTTCAATTGCGCTGAGTTCATTTATACCAATCCTTGTGAGGTCGAGGGTTATTGTTTTTTCCTCTTGAATTTTTGTTTCTGATTTATCCACCCAGCCTGCGCGGTTCTTCAAATAGAATATGATGGCGATATTATCTTTTTTGACGGTGGCATTTTCGAATAGCGCATTGGTCACATCACCAATACCTCTAGCCTCACCCTTTTTTATAGCGTCCAAAAAGTCCACATTCTGCTCTTGAATTTCAAAGAATTTAGATCGTGATATACCAAGGTTAGCCGCACATTGCTCTCTAGTTAAGCCTTGCGCCATAAACTGTTCCGCTGATTTTATTACTTCTGGCGTGACCTCAAACCTTGGCCTACCCATAGGGTTTTTTGATTTTTTCTTTGCCATGATGATAGCTCCCTTTAATTTTCATATAATACAAAATTAAATTAAAAAAAAGGGTTGTCGTTATTATGATAAAAAAATGCCCCGCAAAGTAGCGGGGCCAGTTGAGCAGAAAGTGCAATTAGAGGGATAGCATTGCCACGGCTACGATTGCAATAAATATTACGAAGGCAGCGCCTGCGATTGTTTCTTTTTTCCACCCGTCTGGCTTTGTGTTGTGGACGGTGACGTGGCCTCTTAGGTTGATTGCGATGTATTGTCCTGACTTTACTGGCTGTTCGCCTTGCTGCGTGTGGACCCATAAAAATGGGCTACCTTTACGCTTAGAGCATTCTGGTTGCAGCCAGTCTGGCAGATCGTGGCTCCATTCGAAGCCTCTAAATTCCCAAGATTTAATGATCATAATTTGTCCTCTTCGTATGGTTCGTATTCGTTGCCGAATAATTGCTCCAGCATTGGCTCCAGCATTTCTGCCATTACTTTCCTGCGATCTTTTGGTTTGATGTCGGGGTGTTCGTGAACGAATGTTGCGACTTTTGCGATTGCTTCAAGTCCATTTATTTTATCGGTCATAATTTGTCCTCTCTTTCATCGAATTGGTGCGCCAGTCGGCGCAGTTCTGTTGCGGTGCCTTTGGTTATTGTTCCAGTGAATAGCGGCTTACGGTCTTTTGCGTGTACTGCTTCTCCAGCTATGACTGCGTATGTTGTTTCGGTTAATTCAAAGGTCAGGTGATCCACTTTGAAATGTTGCCGTACTATGGCCTGTCTGGTCATGTCCAAGTGTCCTCATTGATTTTTGGCATTGGTGTGCCGATCAACTTTTCTCGCACCCTATAAAATCGTTTGATTTCTGGTTTTGATAGGCCGCTATATTTCCATCCGCTGTCCGTATGCTGATGATCCATTTCATAATTATCAAGAACATCGATAACCGTTTTGATCTCAGCGTCTGTTAATTTTACAGTTTTCATTTAATGCATTGTCTCCTCTGTATATCCGATTGATTTTGTGATGCCGATCATAATTTCGGGCCATTTTTCTTCCATTTGGTAGCCTTCGATGATGGTTGCGAAGATTGCGATAATTTGGTTTTCATCGATTTTATTTGGCATTGCGTTAATGATGCGGTTGAATTGTTCTTCTGTCATGCGGTGAACCTATCTGTTGAGATTGCCCACAGATTGAAGCTGGCCTTTCTTTGATCTGGCCTTGCCCAGACTTCTGCCTTTGCGATACTGCCTTGATCGAATAGGCGTCTTGCTGCGTTATTGATGTCTTTATCTGAGACTGTGTTGTTATGGCTTGGCTGTGCCTCACGATATCCTGCGATGATTTCTGCACTTGTCAGGTATGTTTCTGCATTATTTAGCATGTATGATATTGCTGTCTGCACGTCTGTTGGCTTTGGTTTGGCGTCTTTGATCATTTTATTTAGGATGCCCAGCGCCTCTTCTTCTTCATCGTCTGGTTCTTCTGGTTCTATTGCTGGCGGTGATTTGATACATCCCACGGCTCTCCACTTGATGGTGTCTCGTTTATCTGGATGATTAATGACTGCCTCGACGAAGACGGTATCGCCCACTTTGAGGGACAGGAAGCGCGAAAGGTTGTTGGTAATAAAGATGCTATCGCCTTCTTGATTGATGGCGAATGCTGATGAGTGTTGTGTAATGTTTGTGACTAGCGCGTGGATTTTTGTTGTGTTGAATTTCATTTGATGGTCTCCATGTTGTCGATTAAATCATCGATAATTTTTGCAATTTGAAGGAGACCCGACACTTCTTTGTGCGGGTGTTTGTGTGGACATTTTCTGAGCGCATCGTATGCCGCATCATTTAGAATTTTTAGGTGTTCTTTGTAATCGGTCATTTCATTCTCCTTTTGCTGGTGATGTTATGGCACAGATTGCACCGAAGCCTTGCTTTCCAAGGTGGTGACTTGCGTAGTCTAATGCGGCAAAGATTGCGACTTGATCCATATCGCCATGCTTTGGGTTCCAGACATATGGCAAGTTTTTAATGGTAATAACCATATCGCTGGTGTTGTGTTTTAGCTCTACGGTTGCGGTGCGATTATAAGTTTTCATTTCATTCTCCTTCTGAGTTCATCTGAATATGTCATGCCTTGATCGGCATAGTAGTTTTCTTTGACGGGGTTCCAGCCTTTCATTGCCTGCCGTGCATTGCGGCAATCATCGATAATGAATACGAGGGCATGGTAGTCCACGCTCTTGGCGTGGTCTTCCCACTTTGCGAAGTCTTGTGCTGTTGCGCCACTCATTGTCCGATACCTTTCAAAAATGTTTGGGCCTCATTGATCCACTGGCTTAGAGACAAATGTTTTAGCCGATACACATAGACGCTGTGATCATCGTAATCATTGATGTCGCCATTATCGAAGACGAAATAAAAGTAACCGTCTGAAGAATATAGATTGAGGTGTGGGTTACCCACTGCCTTGATAATTTGATTGCGTGTCATTGGTGATTTACTCCTGTGTAGTCGCCAAACAATTCTTCGTACTCCAGATCGACATTGAGTGCCTTTAGCTGGCGCTCTGCCTCTGCAAGTATTTGTCTGGCAATTATGTGGCATGAGCCACCGTCAAATTCTGGTATTGCAAGCTCTGCCTTGCTGTCAGCGATTGCCTCTTTGAGACCTTCGATTTTTTCTGCTGTTGTCCAATCGGCCATGTTCGTTCTCTCCCTGTTTCTACAATTATAGATAAGATACATTTACAGATACTTCAAGGGTTATATGCAAAGTATTTAATTTATTTTTGTCAGAATAACGTCGAACCTAAATTGACGTTAATCGAAACAGCCCAGACCCCTTATTCTTATAGTTATTATATATATATAATTATATATATATATATTTATGTCTTTACGTCGATGGGGGTATCCTCCCCCCTTTTTAGAGATGGGGGGGTATGGGGGTGTAGGGGGGTAAGACCCCCAGAGGCTCGACGTTATTGTCATAAATGCCATAAATCGTAACTCCCTGTAATCGTTGACAAAAACGCCAATGTTTAGTAATTTTCCTAATGACGTTATTACTGACGTTATTCATTTATCGCTCTTGATAGCCAACTCGCCACCGCAGGCAAGATACCCGCAGGCGTCTATCCAGTTGTCAGGATTTCTTTTGTTGGACTTGAGCCGTGCGATCTTCAACAGGGCCATCATCGCCGCAACGTCAGTAGCTGTGAAATCCCATTCGTTATTGAAGTAAATTCCCCACAACTCTGCTATGGACTGAAAGTTGTCTTCCATATCGCCGTGCGTCTTGTTCCGATCCTTGGTGACGTATTGCTTGGCCGTGTCTAATATTTCTGATCTGTTCATGTCTTCTCTCCCTAGTGTGTTGCTGGCGCAAGCCACGCCATGTTTGGTCTGCCACGCTTGCCCTCGTTTAGATTGCGGCACTCTATGCCACGATCATTGACCAGAGCGTCCAGAACGTCTGCCCTCTTGCGACGATCCATATTTGCGAACGCTGCCACGCCTCTTGCCAGATCGCGCTCTGTGATGCCCTCTGAGCCTGCCAGATCGATCTTGGAAAACACTGCCTTACAGCAGGCATCGAAGGGGCCATCGGCCATATTGGATCGAAACATTGCAATTGTCTGGGTGGCGTAGAACTCGACGTAGTCGATGCTCCACTGCATGGCGTCCACGCCGATACTGTCTTGCCCCATTGACCGCGCCACAATCAGAGACAGGCGCATGGCGATTTCGCGTGACCGATTGTACATGGCCTCCAGCCCTGACCCTGTCTCTTTCTTAATGGCGTCCACCAGCCGCTCTTCGTACTGTCTGAGCAGCCTCTCAGCCTCTGGGGTGAACGGCACCTCAAGAGGGTTGGACGGCATGTCGTGGATGTTGCCTGCATCCAGATCGCCATCGTGTGCGTGGGCGTGTTCGTTTGCCCACTTTGCGAGGCGATCTGAGATCGACGCCACGCTGTTGCGCTGGGATAGTTGTACGCCGATTTCGGATTTGACAATCAGGAACCTGTTGAGCAGGCCGCTTGCCACGTCACCACCGCCAATTGCCTTCATAAATTCGCTTGGCGTTGACATGCCGACGAGTGTCAAACTTGGACGCCGCACATATTTCTCCAGCTTTTCAGCCTCAGAAGATTTGAGGGTCATTGTCGAATAGCCTTGCGGT